CTATAAGCAAGAGTATGATTTATTTGCTGACTCTACTAAAGCTAAGAAAGAAAGAGCTGCACGTAACAAAGCTTCTAGAGCTAAAGGTGCAGGCCCTACTGATGTAGATCATAAGAAACCTTTACGTTCTGGTGGATCTAAAGCTCTAAGTAATACACGAACACGTTCAGTATCAGCTAATCGTGCTGACAACGGACATAAACCTGGTGAGAAACAAAAAAGACATAAATGAAATTAACACCTGACCTAATACATGGGTTTGCAGGTTCGATTTTAGCAAAGAGGTACGATGGTTCAACCCCTACTCCGCAGTGTCATTTAGAGTGGTGGGATCTTTGTTGCAGCGAAAACCCTTTAGTAGCAATTGCAGCACCCCGAGCCCACGGGAAGTCAACTGCAATTACTCATGCTTACTTACTCGCTGCTCTTTTATTTAGGGATAGAAAATTTGTACTAATTGTATCTGATACTGAGAATCAGGCTATTAACTTCTTAGGTGATCTTACTAATGAGTTAAAAAACAATGAAGATCTAATTACTCTTTTTGGAATTAAATCTTTTATTAAAGAATCTCAAACAGATATTATTGTAGAGTTTGAAGATGGTGATCAGTTTCGTGTTCTAGTACGTGGTGCAGAACAACGAGTTCGGGGACTTAAGTGGGATCAACGTAGACCTGATTTAATTGTATGTGATGATTTGGAAGGCGATGAACAAGTACAATCAAAAGACCGTAGAGAGAAGTTTAGAAGGTGGTTTTATGCTGCACTTCTTCCTTGTAGGTCTCAGCATGGTATTGTACGTGTTGTGGGAACTGTGTTACATCTCGATTCCCTACTCAATCGTGTTATGCCTCCCGATTATGATGGCGATCATATTAAGGTTGAGTCTTTAAAGACTTATAGTACTCGTAAGAAAGTAGAGTGGAAGTCTGTACGATATAGAGCTCACTCAGAAGATTATAAAGATATTCTTTGGCCTGATAGATATACAGCACAGTTCTTTATAGATAAAAAAGATGATTACACTAAACAAGGTATTCCAGAAGTATATGCACAAGAGTTTCTTAACTATCCTGTTGACGAGTCTACTGCTTATTTTAAACGTACCGAATTTATTGAAATTCCTAAGTATACATTAGATGCTATTAGACATAAAGAAAAAAGACTTACTTACTATGCTGCTGTTGATTTCGCCATTTCTACTAGAGAACGTAGCGATTACACTGTCATTGCTGTTGGTGGTATTGATTCAGATGGCATAATGAACATAGTAGACATTCGACGAGGAAGATGGGATTCCTTAGAGATTGTTGAAGAGATGTTTGCAGTACAAAAGAAGTTTGATCCTCAATACTTTGTAACTGAAAAGGGAGCTATTGAGAAAGCATTAGGTCCTATCTTAAGACGGGAACAAATTGTTAGACAAGAATATATGAGTCTTCACCCAATGACTCCTACAAAAGATAAACAAACTAGAGCCCGATCTTTCCAAGCTAGATTTAAAGCAGGTGGTGTTAAGTTTGATAAGAGTAGTTCTTGGTATCCAGATTTAGAAGAGGAAATGGTTCGTTTTCCTAAAGCTAGACATGATGACCAAGTGGATGCTTTAAGTTGGTTAGGTTTAATTGTAGACCAAGTACATGATGCTGAATCTCCCGCAGAGGAAGAAGAGTATGAATACTTAAAATCATTATCTCAACAACAAGATGGTAGATCTGCTATAACAGGATATTAAATATGGAATTAGATGTAAACCTTGACATAAATAAATTAGTTGCTTCGCCAAACATTGCAGAGATGTTAGACGAAAAAGCTTTAAATACATTAGGATCTAGAGTTGTATCTGAATTTGATACTGATAAAGAATCTCGTAGTGTATGGGAGCAACGCGTAGAAGAAGCTATGAAATTAGCTCTTCAAGTAGCAGAAGCTAAATCATTTCCATGGTCAGGTGCATCTAACGTTAAGTTTCCATTAATTACAATAGCAGCATTACAGTTCCATAGTCGTGCCTACCCTGCTTTAGTACCTTCTGGTGAACTTGTTAAGATTGATCATGACATAGAAACAAGTACAGATCCTTTTAGTCAAGATGAAAACCAAGCTCGTAATAAACGTGTTCAAAGACACATGAGTTACCAGTTACTAAAAGAAGATGAGTCTTGGGAATCTGAAATGGATAAGGTGCTTATTACAGTACCTATTGTGGGTTGTGCATTTAAGAAAACATATTGGGATTTTAATGAAGATCATCCTAAATCAGAAAACGTATTAGCTAAAGACTTTGTTGTTTCATATTGGACAAAGAATTTACATGACTGTGATCGTCAAACACACGTTTTATATTTATCTACAAATGATGTTATTAGTAGACAACGTAGAGGTCTATGGTTAGATGTTAAGTTAGGTCGTCCTATCTTACAACCACAAGATAATTTAAGTGTTGCTCAAAATAAACAACAAGGTGTAGAAGATTCTAATACAGATACAAGTACTCCTTACGAGTTTCTTGAGCAACATCGTTGGGAAGATTTAGATGGTGATGGTTATAAAGAGCCATACATTATTACAGTACACAGACCTACTAAAAAAGTAGTTCGAGTTGTAGCTAACTATTTTGAATCATCTATTAAACGTAATATTAAAGATGAAGTTATTAATATTAAACCTGAAAGTTACTTTACTAAGTATTCTTTCATTCCTTCTCCAGATGGTGGTTATTATGACATCGGATTTGGTATTTTATTAGGACCTTTAAATGAGTCTATTAATACTATTATTAATCAGCTTATCGATACAGGTACTATGGCTAATACAGCGGGAGGATTTCTTTCACGGGGAATTAAAGTCCGTGGAGGCAATTACAATTTTGCTCCTCTTGAGTGGAAGCATGTGGATTCTACTGGAGAAGACCTAGCTAAAGGTATTTATCCATTACCTGTTCGTGAACCTAGCCAAGTATTATACACACTATTAACAACATTAGTTAATTATGGTGAGCGTATTGTTGGATCTACAGACATTATGGTTGGTGAAAATGTAGGTCAAAATACACCTGCAGCTACAAGCCAAACAATGGTAGACCAGGGTATGAAAGTATTCTCAGGAATATTTAAACGTATCTATAGAGCTTTAAACTCAGAACTTCGTAAAGTATATCGTTTAAACCAACTATATTTATCAGATGAATACAAGTTTGCTGGTAATGTTGTACTAGCTTCAGACTATAAAGACTCATCAGTTGACTTACGTCCTGCAGCAGATGTACAAGTTATCTCTGATACACAACGTCTAATGCAAGCAGAAGCATTAAAACAAACAGCATTAGCTGTACCAGGATTTAATGTTTACAAAGTAATGCGTAGATATTTAGAAGCACTTAAAGTACCAAACATTGAGGAAATCTTACCAGATCCTTCAGGTCCAAATGCATTACCACCTGCAGGTCCAGATGTTAAAGTTCAAGTTGAGCAAATTAAAGCTCAAGAACGTAAGCTTTCTCTTGAAACTAAATTTAAACTTGGCATCGCTAAATTACAAAACGAAGCTAAGCTTAATGAAGCTAAGATTATCAAAATGGAAGCAGAAGCAGCTAAAGCATTTGAGGAAGCTGGTGGTGTTACAGCAGGTCATAACATTGCTATGTTACAAACTCAATTAGGTGCTGCTAAAGCTCACCAAGATGGTGTCTTAAGATCTATAGATATGTTAATGAAAGCAACCGAGGGAGCAGTAGAGTATGATAATAACGCAGCAGGAGTTCTTGGATTGGGTGGAACATCCAGTAACCAAGGCACTGAAGAAGTCCCTACACAATGATAGGGAATATCTCAAAGAAATGATTGTTCGCGGTAACGTGGATAATGAGGAAGAAGTAAAAGGTAGATGTAATGCAGTTTTAAATATCCTTAATATTACATATGAGGATTTAACAGAGGGAGCAAGAGAAGATGCAAAATACTAGTGGAATTCATCCAAAGGGTCATAGAGTTTTAATACTCCCAGATCCAGTGGAAGAAGTAACACAAAGCGGTATTATTTTGTCAGTTGGTGAAAATAGAGATAGGGAAAGACTAGCACAACTAAAAGGTACTATTGTCGAACTAGGCAATACTGCATGGTTAGACCAACCAAGCCCCTGGGCAAACGAAGGTGATCATGTAATCTTTGGTAAGTATTCTGGTTTAATCTATCAGGGTGCCGATGACAAAGAGTATCGTATCATTAATGATTTAGATGTTGTAGCATTAGTCGACTAGGAGAAAACATGTCAGAAGAAAATCAGGAAGAACAGAAACAAGAAACAAGTACAGATCAAGAGGCACAGGCAGTTAATGAACAAACTCAAAAAGAAGCCCGTATATTTGGTTGGGTTCCTAAAGAAGAGTTTAGAGGTTCTGAAGATGACTGGGTTGATGCAGACGTATTTGTAAAACGAGGTAAGGAAATTAATCCTATTCTCCGTAAGAACAATGAATTACTTATGAAGAAACTGGATGAAAAAGCCAAAGAAATTGATAGCATAAAAGCATCCGTTGAGGAGTTTAAAAAGTTCCAAAAGGAATCATTTGAACGTAAGACTGCTGAGTACGATGTACAAATTGCTCAGTTAAAGTCACAAAAACGTGAAGCTATTGCAGAAGGAAACGGTGATCTAGTTGTTGATATTGACGATCAACTTGATTCACTAAAGGAAGCACAGCGTGAGGCTAAGGAAGCTAGTAAAGCTAAACCAGAGCCAGAACAACCTGCTCAAGTAAGTATTCCAGATGATCCAGAATTACAAAGTTGGTTAAATAAAAACAATTGGTTTGGTAATGATATTGAAATGACTGAACTAGCTAACACTTTAGGATCTTCTGTAAGAAAACAATTTCCTCACCTTGCTAGTCGTGCTTTTTTAGAAAAGCTTGATGATAAGATTCGAGAGTACATGCCCAATAAGTTCTTAGGTAATAAGGCTAAGGGTAGTGCAGTAGATTCCTCAGGTAGTGTTCGAGGATCAGGATCTTCTGGTAAAAAATCTTATGACAATTTACCTGATGATGCAAAACAAGCGTGTGATCGATTCATTAAACAAGGATGGATCAAATCTAAACAAGAATACATTGACAGTTACGACTGGACTTAAGGAGAAAAATTATGGCTAAAGCATTAACAATTGAAGAGAAAAAAGAACAGGCACTTACTAGAACTACCACAGAGCGTCCTTCACGTGAACGTCAAAGGAACTTATTTAATGGTACCCAAGTTAAGTTAACTGTAAATCATCAAATCCCTGGATACCACCTACACATCTTTAATGATGAACCAGGTAGAGTCCAGACCGCACTTGATGGAGGATGGGAGTTTGTCAGTCCTGATGAAGTGGGCGGTGTTAAAGATAGTGTAACGTCTGGTAATACAGACCTAGGAGATAAGGTAAGATACCTCGTTGGTACAAGTGAGAAAGGCGATGGTCTTTATGGCTACTTGTTGAAGATTAAACAAGATTGGTTTGATGAAGATCAAGCAGAGTTACAAAAACGAAATGATCGAGTAGATGCTGCAATCCGTGGTGGTGTAAACGTTAAGGACGGTACAAGTTCTGATGGTTTTTATACTCCTAAGGGTGGCATTAACTACAAAACATAAACTTAATTTCTAAAAGGAAATAAAAATGGCTAACGCAAATACCCCTCGTGGACTTAGCCCAGTAGGTACAATTACTGGTGCTCCGTTTAACGAACAGGGTCGCCTTTACGCTATCGCTAACGACGCTTCTAACACTTACGCTATTGGCGACATTGTTAAAGTTGCTGGTTCAAGCGATGCAAATGGTGTACCTTTTGTTTCAAAAGCGCTTACTACTGATACACCTGTTGGTGTTATTGTTGGTTTCCGCGTAGCAGATGCAGGTGTATCTCTTGTAGGTACTACTTTGGCTTTAAATACAATTTACTTACCACTTAATTCTGGTCTTCGCTATGCATTTGTAGTGGATGATCCATCAATTATTATGCAAGTAACAGGTAATGCTACTGGTGTGGCTGTTGCTGATGTATTTAAGAATGCTGGTTTAACTATTACAGCTAACCAAACATCTCTTGCTATGTCTGCTCCACAATCAAGCACAGTATTGAATGCTGCTTCATTCTTAGCTATTGCGTCTTCTGGCTCATTAGCTTTACCATTACAAATCATTGGTCTAGTTCAAGCAGTTAATAATGAACCTGGTGCCTATGCTCAAGCTTTGGTAAAATGGAACAAGCATCAATTCCTCAACCCAGTTGGCACGGCTTAATAAGGAGAATATAACATGGCTGGTATTATAACAACCGCTTCACATCCGAAGGCCCTCTGGCCTGGGATTAAAGCATTCTGGGGTCAAGTCTACGACGAACATAAAGAAGAATATTCTGAATTGTTTGACAGTGACACATCCTCAATGAACTATGAAGAAGATGTTCAACTTACAGGTTTTGGTTTAGCTCCAGTTAAATCCGAAGGTTCTGGTGTTGCATACGATTCAGAACTTCAAGGTTTCACAACACGATACACTCACGTTGCTTACGCACTTGGTTATATCGTAACAAAAGAAGAGTTAGATGACAACTTGTATGAACAAGTATCACGTCGTAGAGCTGCAGCATTAGCAATGTCTTTCCGTCAAACGAAAGAAAACGTTGGCGCTAACATCTACAATCGTGCATTTAACTCTACATACTTAGGTGGTGATGGTGTGTCTTTAGCTAATACAGCACATCCTAACACATCTGGTGGTACATTTGCTAATAAACCTTCAGTAGATGCAGATCTTTCTGAAGCGTCTTTAGAAGATGCGCTAACAGCAATTATGGGTTTCCAAAATGACCGTGGTCTTTTGATCAATGTTATGCCAAGAAGCTTAATTGTTGCTCGTCAAAACTTCTGGAATGCTAATCGTATTCTTAAGTCAGCGTACACACCAACAACAGCAAACAATGCAGTGAACGTTTTAGTAGCGACAAATGCTTTACCAGAAGGTATTGTAATGAATCACTATTTAACATCACCTAACGCATGGTTTGTTAGAACTAACATCCAAAACGGTCTCAAGTACTACTCACGTGTTGGTATTCAATTTGATCAAGACAATGATTTTGATACAATGAATGCTAAGGCTAAGGGTTACGAAAGATACTCATTTGGCTGGACAGACCCAAGAGCAATCTTCGGTGTTAACGGTCCTTAATTAGGACTTAATTAAAGGTAGAGGGGGCGAGTTAAAGTTCCCTCTAGTCTTTATTTTAGGAGTAAATATGTCATATCCAATAGAAGAAAAAAAAGGTAAACGCCCACCTGTTAAAAAGGGTAAATAATTTAGTGTTCTCTGATGACGCTTAGAGATAAGCGTTGTTATAACATACAACGTCAAAGGAGATTTTTATGTCAAATCCAACAAGATTGTCAAATGGTGTGTCTACAAATGATGCACAGTATTTAATGGGTAACTATCCGTTACCAAGTCCATTTACTACAAGTGGTTCACGTTCAAAAGGTGTTGCTCAGTATGCAAATGACTTTACAGAGTCAGTTGCAGAGTATACAGTTACTGGTACCTCATCTACATTTGCTTTAACAGATGGTAATGGTGGTTTAGGTTTAATTACCCCAGGTGCTGCTGCTACAGCTACAGCTGCTTATAAAACAGCATCTAATGTTGCTTTTGTTGCAGGTAATCAAGTATGGTTCTCAACAAGAATTAAAGCTTCAGCAGTATCAGGTACTAAAGCTTTTTATGTAGGTTTAAGAAATGGTTCAGCAACAACTAATGGTTTATGGTTTGCTAAAGCAGCATCTTCAACTTCAGTTAACTTAGTATCAACAGTAGCATCAACAGCTACTACATTAGTAACAGGTGTTGCTACTGCAGTTGATGATACATTCCTTGAACTAGGTTACTATTTTGATGGTGTAGATATATACGTGTACAATAATAATGTTGTTGTTGCTCGTGTTGAAGCTCCTGTTATTGGTACAAACATACCTAGTGTCAATTTAGGTCCAGTAATGCAAATTACACCGACAGCTACTGATACATTAACAGTTGATTATATTTCTGCTTCTGTAGAAGTTACACGATAATAGGAGGCCAATATGGCTAATTCAGTACAGATTCAAACACTAGTTGATAGTGAGCGTAATCTAGTTGTTAAATTAGTTGGTATCCTAGATACAAGTAACGTAAGTTTAGCAACCTTAATTGACCCAGCACTTGTTGCTGCGGTTAATGCTTCAGGGTTAAACTCACAACAACCTACTAAGGTAGCAATTAAAAAAGTAACTTACACTGTAGAAGATGGCTTAGCTGTCAACCTTTATTGGGATGCTACAACAGATGTACCTATCTGGAGGTTTGTAGGCAGAGGAAAAGTAATGGGAGAACAGATTGGTTTCTTACAAAATAATGCTGGTGCAGGGGTGACTGGTAAAGTTTTATATGATACCGATGGTTATTCTTCAGGCTCAGTATCATTCAGCTTATTAATTGAATGTATTAAACAATGGAGTTAATATGATTCCTTCTACCTCTAAAGTAAAACAAATGGAGATCTCTGCTATTATTACAAGAGCAGATGGAACTATTGAAAACCTTGGAACAATTCAATATTGGCACAAGAACCCACTTAAACGTATTATATGGAGAATTAAAAAATGGCTACACTATTAGTAAACACAGGTAAGGCTGTAGTTACAAATCGTATCAAAGGCTCAGGAACAGAACCTAGTTATGTTGCTTGGGGTACAGGAGCAGGTACTACTGCTGCTACTGATACAACATTATTTACAGAAGTTGGTACTAGAGTTTTAGGTACATCAACACAACAAACAACAACTACAACAAGTGATACATATCAAGTTGTAGGTACACAAACTGCAGGTGGTTCATTATCAATCACTAATGCTGGTTTGTTTGATGCTATTACAGTTGGTAATTTGTTTGTTAAAGGTGACTTCTCTACTATTAGCTTAACTTCTGGCGATAGTATTCAGTTTACAATTAAAGTACAATTTAGTTAACCTGATTAGGAGCCAATACTATGGCTATTAATCAATCGGCAATTAACGTAGCGGCTGTTAATGGTACTGCTAGTGTTTTTAACACTCAGCTGTTAACAGTCAATGCTACCGTTAGTCCTAGCATTGTTTATCAAGGTATTGTAACTTTACTTTTAAGTGTTATTGCATCAACTACTGCTAGTGTTTATAAAGGACTATCTCAACTCTTAGTAGTTGCATCTAGGTTCTTTGTAGGTACAGGTGCTCTTGATGGTAATGCTTTAAATACAAGTACTATAAATGCTCAAGCTACGGGTGCAGTTTCAAGTAACGCAACTCTCTTTAATAACTTTGCCTTTTTTAGAAATATTACTGCTACAT